CGTGGCGCTGATTTACGTGGCGCTAATTTAAGTGACGCTGATTTACGTGGCGCTAATTTAAGTGGCGCTAATTTAAGTGGCGCTAATTTACGTGGCGCTGATTTAAGTGACGCTGATTTACGTGGCGCTAATTTAAGTGACGCTGATTTAAGTTACGCTGATTTACGTGGCGCTAATTTAAGTGGCGCTAATTTACGTGACGCTGATTTAAGTGGCGCTAATTTAAGTGGCGCTAATTTAAGTGGCGCTAATTTACGTGACGCTAATTTACGTGGCGCTGATTTAAGTGACGCTGATTTACGTGGCGCTAATTTAGACTATTCAAGCGGTATCCCTTTTTGGTGTGGTGGAACAAAGGTAAAAATAGATAGACGTATATCGCTACAATTACTATATCATTTTTACAACCAACAGCATGAAGATGAAGAAATAAAAGAAGCTATTAAACCACTTAAAAGGCTGGCGCAAGAATTTCACGAAAAACACCAGAAAGAAGCACCTAGAATTAAATAAGCGTGAGCATGAAGACCCAGGACAGGCGCAAAAGCGTGAGCGGCAGTTATATAGAGAAAAAACTTTATAGGGGGTGATGGTTATGAAGAAAACATATTTTTCTGCTGGTACTTTTAGGCATTATTTTGGTGGTGGTGGTGGAACGTTTAGGATGTTAAGCACTGTAGATATACGTTGCCCTGCTGGTAAAGTAATTGACTCAATACAAAAGTCTAAAGAGAATGAACTTTTTGCAGAAGTGCAAATAACGTCATTTAATATTGTGGATATAATTGCTGACACTGTTTAATGGGGCCGCATGAACTACACACAAGTGTGGATGGATAACCGAGCAGAAAGAGGAGTGTGATGAAAAATGAGCAAGAGGAATATCACGCACAATGTGCAATTTTCGATTGGGCAAACTTGGAAGTTAACCGCCTGCCCGATCTTGAATTTATGTTCTCAACGCTTAACGGTGTGCGGTTGACCATCGGACAGGCTACAAAGGCAAAACGTAGCGGTAATAAAAAGGGTGTGCCGGATATATGGCTACCTGCAAAGCGTGATAAATATAGCGGCCTTATTATTGAGCTGAAAAAAGTAAAAGGTGGTGTCGTGTCAAAGGAACAGAAACGGTGGATTGAATATTTACGCACTCAGGGATATTGTGCTTTAGTATGCAGGGGAAGTGAAGTGGCTATTGCCGAAATTAAATACTATTTGGCGGGGGTTGTGGAATGATTGAACTTGCTATACAAATGAAACGGGGTGGGCATGGAATATCTTAAGTATCTACAAGATAAGCGGCATTGTTCTGGCAACGATGGATTTGATTCGTTGTTTATACCAGACTATCTGTTTGACTTTCAAAAGCATACCGTTGAGTGGTCATTAAAAAAAGGGCGGTCTGCCGTGTTTGCTGATTGCGGGATGGGTAAAACTATAATGCAATTAGTATGGGCACAGAATGTAATTGAAAAAACAAACAAGCCCGTTTTAATTCTTGCACCGCTTGCCGTTTCATATCAAACACAAGAAGAAGCTACAAAGTTTAACCTTGATTCTGAAGTTTCAACACAACCAGAAAAAGCAAAAATATATATTACCAATTATGAAAAGTTGGATAAATTTAACCCGCATGATTTTGCAGGCATTGTGTGTGATGAAAGTTCAATATTGAAAAATTTTAACGGTTCAATAAAAAGCTCAATCAATCAGTTTGCAAGAAAGATAAAATATAGATTGCTTTGTACGGCAACAGCAGCACCAAACGATTATATTGAATTTGGAACGTCAAGCGAAGCGTTAGGGTATTTAGGATACATGGACATGCTGAACAGATTTTTTAAGAATCAGCAAAATAATTCTGCAATGCGTAGTTTTTATGGTGAAGCCCCTAAGTGGCGTTTCCGTGGGCATAGTGAGCGCCCGTTCTGGCAATGGCTTTGTTCCTGGTCGTTGGCATACCGCAAGCCCTCTGACTTAGGTTTTAATGATGGTGATTTTATTTTAAAACCACTAAGCGAAAACAAACATTTTATAGATAATACAAAACCGCTCGATAATATGCTTTTTTCTTTTGCGGCATCAACATTGCCAGAGCAACGGCAAGAATTGAGGCACACATTAAAAGAACGGTGCGAGCTTGCTGTTGACATTGTAAGAGGCAAAGAAGATCAATCAATAATATGGTGTCACTTAAATGAAGAGGCCGACTGGTTGCGTGTTAATTTAGGAAATGATTGTGTTGAAGTTAGCGGTAAGGATAAAGACGAAAAGAAAATTGAAAAGTTTTCGCAGTTCACGCATGGCAAAGCTAAGGTATTGATTACTAAGCCTAAAATTGGTGCATGGGGGTTGAACTTTCAAAATTGTAATCATATGGTTTATTTTCCATCACATTCATATGAACAATATTATCAGTCGGTTAGGCGCTGTTGGCGGTTTGGTCAAAAAAAAGAAGTAACGGTTGATATTATTACAACTCCAGGCGGCGAAAAAGTATTAGACAATCTTCAAAGAAAATCAGATCAAGCAGTAAAAATGTTTGATAATTTGGTTGCAGAAATGAATAATGAAAAGGCAATACTTGCCATTGATAAATTTAAAACTGAACAGGAGGTTCCGACATGGCTGTAATCAATCAAGAAATAAATGAAAAGTATGCGATTTATAATGGTGACTGCATAGAGGTTATGCAAGATATCCCGGATAGCAAAATACATTTATCCGTTTATAGTCCGCCGTTTGGTGGTCTGTATAATTATTCAAGTAGTGAGCGCGACCTTTCAAACTGCGTTGACTATGATTCTTTTTTTGAACACTATCGGTATGTTGTCAAACATATTGAACGTATTACAATTTCTGGCAGAATTTCTGCTGTGCATTGTACTGATGTTTCGTCTTCTAATTCTGGCAAGGATTATCTTACAGACTTCCCTGGCGACATTATAAGATTACATCAAGATTGCGGGTTTGATTATATCGGGCGGCACACAATATGGAAAGAGCCTTTATGGGTACGCAACCGGACAATGCAACACAACCTATCCCACATAACAATCGTTAAAGACGGTGTGTATGGTGGCGTTGCTTCAGCTGATTATATGCTAATTTTTCGTAAAAAAGGGGAAAGCGTTGAGCCTGTAAAACATCCAACAGGACTCAATTATTATGCAGGTCAATGCCCGGTTCCTAAAGACATTGAAAAGCATCGGAACCATGTTGGAGATCAAAAACTTAATCGTTATTCTCATTGGATATGGCGGCGGTATGCTTCAAGCGTTTGGGATGATATAAACATGGGTCATGTTTTGCCTTTTCAGGATTGCAAAGAAGAAGATGACGAAAAGCATGTACACCCATTGCAACTTGACGTTATTGACCGAGTTGTAACATTGCGTTCCAATGAAGGTGAAACAGTGTTTACTCCGTTTATGGGTGTTGGCAGTGAAGTATACAGCCCCGTATGCTTGGGACGCAAGGGTATAGGCGTTGAGCTTAAAGAATCATATTACAGACAAGCTGTACAAAACATGAAAATTGCAGCAGGGAGTATAAATCCAACCAAGGAAAACATGCTTTTTAATAGTGATGAGTTGTAATAAAATGGAATATTTTTCAGTACCCAAACCGCAGAAATACAAGAACAAATCAGATAATAGCTAAGCAGGAGCGCAGGGAGAGAAGAAACGTAATGAATAATCAACTTGACAAAACCAATTGAAAAGACTATGGGTGAGGGTATATAGACCTCTTGAAAATGTTGCTACATAAAAAAGGAACTGTGCATGAGAGTTGAAAATGGGTAAGAAGAAAGCTCGTAAAAAACAATTAACACCTAAAGACAAGATTTTTGTTTTAGAATATCTGGTTGACCTTGACCCGCATCGTGCTGCTATTGACGCAGGGTATAGAGAGTCAGTGGCACGGACTAAGGCATATCAGTGGGTTAGTAATAGTGAGTTAAAGCCGCAAGTCTATGAAGCTATCCAAAAAGCAATGGATAAACGGGCTGACAGGATTGAAATATCATCCGATAAGGTACTACAGGAAATTGCCAAGCTCGCATTTAATGACCCCCGCAAATTGTTTGATGATGATGGTAGGATTAAACCCATATCGGAATTGGATGAAAACACGGCGGCATGTATATGCGGCATAGAAATGTTTCATAAAGTTGTTGGTGATGACAAGGACGGTATGGCGGTTTTAACTAAAATCAAAATATCAGACAAGGGGCAGAACCTTGAACGGCTTGGCAAGCATTTAAAGTTGTTTACTGAGAAAGTTGATTTATCAAGCTCAGACGGGAGCATGTCACCAAACAAGCCCCTATCTAACGATGAACTAATTGTGGAGCTGAAAAAAAGAAATATGCCAGAGTCTTATTTTGAAGGCTAACATTATATCAAAAATAAAGCCCGCCCCCACAATAGAGATGCTTGACCTGATTGAAGCCAGGATGAGCCACGAGGCTAACGAGAATTTCTACAAGTTTAGGCAGTTCATGGCTTCAGCATTCAAGAAGAAGGGTCTTAAGCTCGGATGGTTTCAGCGCGAAGTCTGCTATGCGTTAATGCAGTTTTTTAATGACTTCAAGGCAGGCAAGCGCCCAATACTTCTAATCGAAACGCCCCCACAGCACGGCAAGTCACACATGGTGGTCGATTTTATCGCGTGGGTATTAGGCCATGACCCTTCCTTACAAGTAATTTACACCTCTATATCTGAGCGTTTAGGTATACGTGCAAACCTGAGATTACAGCGGATATTCGACTCAAATAAATATCAAAACTGTTTCAGAGATTCACGTATAGGGACGAACAACGTAGTTACAATTTCAAATCAACAACTAAGAAACCGTGAAATGTTAGAGATGATAGGGCATGATGGTTCGTTCAGGAATACTACTATCAACGGTCAGATAGTCGGCGAGGGTCTTGATATTGGAGTAATTGACGACCCACTAAAAGGCAGAGAACAGGCAAACAGTAAAACAATCCGAGACAAAACATGGGACTGGTTAACAGATGATTTTTTCACACGGTTTTCTGAATATGCGGGATTTATCGGTATAGCGACTTCATGGCACATCGACGGCCCCCTTGAACGTCTTGCAAAGAAGAATCCCGACATAAAGATTTTGAAATATCCTGCAATAGTTGAGAGCCTGCCATACTCACGCACGCACGCTGATATGGAGAACAGGAAAGAAGGGGATGCCCTTTTTCCTAAACTTAAAAGCAAGGAGTTTTTGTTAGAGCGCCAAAAGTTAATGGCTTTACTATCATGGCAGAGCCTATATCAACAGAACCCACAACCATTAGGCGGCAACCTGATAGACGGCAGTTTGTTCACACGGTATAAGGTTGCCCCGATTATCAAGTACCGGATAATATACGGCGATACGGCCTTAAAAACAGCAGAGGCAAACGACTACAGCGTACTTGAAGAGTGGGGAAAAGGGGAAGATGGTAAAATATACCTGCTGAATTTAAGAAGAGGTAAATGGACAGCCCCGGTGCTTGAGAAAACCCTTGAAGATTTTTGGTCAGAATGTGCGGCACGTGATTTAAATCTGTTCGGCACACTTCGCAAGGTAAAGATTGAGGACAAAGCAAGTGGGACTGGACTAATTCAGGGCATAAAGAAAAAGAATAAAATTCCCATTGAAGGCATCCCCAGAAGTGTTGACAAATACACAAGATGGTGCGATGTTTCAGGATATCAAGAAAGCGGTTATGTTTGCTTGCCAGATAATGCGCCGTGGGTCAGTGGCTTTATTGCAGAAAACGAAGAATTCACAGCAGACGACTCCCACCGATACGATGACCAGATTGACCCGATGATGGATGCCATAAAGGAAATGCTTGCAGGGAACACCCTTGATATTTGGGAAAACTTGGCATAGAATAAGGACATAAAATTATAAACGGCAAAATTCTGGAGGGATGAGCCATATGGAAAATCAAACAGATGAAATTAAAGAACTTAAAAAGAAACTACGGGAAAGAGCAAAACAGGCAACGCGATTTAGAAAAACAATAAGAGATCAAACTAGTCAATTAGTGTCAGTGATTACAGATAGAAATGCAGCGGTAGAAAGCGCGGAAATATGGAGAGAGTATGCTTATTCAGAAGCACTACAATATCAAAAACGGATTAGAAATTTAAAACTAAACATATATGAACAATTTGGATGTTTATCGTTTTTCACATTAAAACATTAAACAGGAGTACACAATGTCAAATAAGAAAAATAGAAAGCGCGCGCCGAAACCAGCAGCCGACAGCAAAGCCCCAGCCCTTGACGGTTTTACTTCATATGCAGCCAAGCTGGGAGCGCAGCCGAACAGCGGGAACCTGCTGAGTCAAGCAAGTTACCAGACAGCTAAACGATTCAGCAAGGCAGAGCTTGACGCAGCATATCGTGGTAGTTGGATAGTCGGCGCGATTATTGACATGATTGCAGAGGACATGACCCGTGAGGGCATTGAGATAAACGGACTTGAACCCGATGAAATAAGCCTGATTAAAACCGCACAGACTCGCATGAAAATAGCGAAGTCATTGAACGACGGTATAAGGTGGGGAAGGCTTTATGGCGGCGCTGTTGGTGTGCTTCAGGTTTCAGGGGCAAAATTAGGGACACCGCTTGACATTAACCGGATCGCACAGGGCGGTTTCAAAGGTGTGGCAATCTATGACCGTTATCAGATTGACCCGATACCAAATAAGATAATCAAAGAAGGTCCCGAGATCGGAATGCCTGAATTTTATCGCATGACAACAGGGCATAATGTAAATGAGGAAATACATCACAGCCGTGTCCTTCGATTTATAGGCGTTGAGCTGCCCTGGGAAGCAATGGAAGCAGAGCAGTTTTGGGGCGCGTCTGTAATAGAACGGATATACGACCGACTGATTGCATACGATACGGCGACATTTGCAACAGCAAACTTACTTACAAAAGCCCATTTAAGAACCATAATGTTAGACGGCTTACGTGAAATTATGGCTGCTGGTGGCGTAGCAGAAGAGAACCTTTTTAAATGGGTAGGGTGGCTTTCCTACATGCAGAACTCCGAAGGCATCACGCTCCTTGATAAGAACGATGACTCCAAAAGCGAGAGCTATACTTTTGCCGGCCTTGAAGGTGTGCTGGGAAAATTCGAGCAGCAGTTATGCGGCGCTGCTGGCATATCTGGCACAAGACTATTCGGGATGCCGCCTGTTGGTTTCAACTCAACGGGCGAAAGCGATACCCGTAACTACTATGATACGGTTAAAAGCGCACAGGAATCACGCCTACGCGACCCGCAGCACACAATACTTGCATGTACCTATCAGTCAGAATATGGCAAGCCCTTGCCCGATACCGTCACGTTTTCATTCGTTCCACTGTGGCAGCTTTCAGCGGTTGAAAAAGCCGACATTGCACAGAAAAATGAAACGACTGTTCAAGGCGCAGCAGACAGCGGGATCATTGATCAAGCGACAGCCCTCAAAGAGTTGAAAGCAAGTAGCGAAACGACCGGCACATTTTCAAACATCACGCAGGAACATATTGATGAGGCAGAAGAAGAACCGCCCGAAGCAGTAGAACTTGAACCGGGTGCAGAGGTTCAACCATCAGAGCAGGGAGAACTTGAAGCCGAGCCTGCTGATGCTGTTTCGCTTAATGGCGCACAGGTAACGTCAATGGTTGCAATAGCCGGACAAATTGCAAGTGGTGAGCTGTCACGCGAGAGCGGACTTGAAATTCTCACGGTTGCTTTCCCCATAAGCCTAGCACAGGCACAAAAGATTATCGGGCCTGTTACTGTGGAAGCCAAAGCAGCGGAAGAGAATACCGTTGATATTTAAAGAGGCATAAAATGGCAAGAAAAACCATACGAAAGCGGAAACGCCGGGACCCCTGGGCTAATCCTATCGGCATTGAGCGAGAATATGAGATGGCCCTTGCCAAAGTAGGCCGAACCATTGGCGACCTTATCACTATGGGTATGCCTGAGACAGACGGCACGATAACGGCTGACTCAGTGGGCGGATTACGCCCTACAAAGGACGCACCGGACAGCTGGGAAGCATGGAGCCTTCGGATTAATTCGAGCCTTACAGCTTATCAGGAAGCGTTAACACCGTGGGCTGAGCGAATAAGCAGTCGCATGATTGGCAGGATTGACAACGATGCCCGCCGTGCTTTTGAAATGAACGCTAAAGGAATCAGCAAAGGGATCCGCGGAACATTGGCGCAATCGGCAGCAGGCGCGAAAACCCTTGAACTTCAACAGGCACAAGTCGCGCTTATTAAAAGCCTACCAATGAAGGCGGCAGAACGGGCGCAGAAATTAAGCCGCGAGATCGCAACCGGAGGCCGCAGATTTTCTGAGATCGAAGCAGACATAAAGGCAAGCGGTAAAATAACGGAAGGCCGCGCCCGATTGATTGCCCGCACCGAAACAGCAAAGGCAAACGCGACATTAACTCAGGCCAGAGCGCAAGCCGTTGGAAGCGCTGGTTATTATTGGCGGTCTGCTGAAGATGGGGTGGTCAGAGAATCACATCAGGAAATGGCGGAGCGTAGCGACAAAGGCGAAATTTTCTCATGGGACACGCCGCCCACATTATCAGATGGCGAACAGCACCACCCCGGAGAGTTTCCGAATTGCCGATGTTATGCAGAGCCGGTATTACCGCCGATAAACGAAGTATAAACTCGGAGCATATAATCACAGGGGGGGATACATAGCATGAAATCATCATATTCTAAGTTTCGAGCGTGGGACGTTGTTAGGCAAGAATATATATCCAAAACAGAAATGGTTTTATTAATGGCTGATGGAACTCCTGTTTGGCTTGCCGAAAATACTGTTGAGCCGTTTGAAAACGATATAATTGTAGAACACTTAACTGAATTACACGACATAAAAGGTAGAGAGATTTATGCGGGTGATATGATTGATTTAAGTAGAGATGAATTCCCTGACGATACCCCAAATCCGATGGAAGTTGTTTTTATTGACGGTGCTTTCAGGCGTAAATATAGCAGTTGGCGAGAAGGTCTACCATACCCGATATTATGCCAAAGAGAAATACAGGTCATGCACTTTGAAGTTATCGGGGACATTCACCACAGGGATACCGTATGACTCAAAAAATCCGATATATTGAAAAGCGGCCAGACGTGAAAGCCGAAGTGTTAAAAGCATTCGACAGCTTGGATATTATCAGGCCCGGCGACACCGGACAGATCATTGTCCACATGAACTGCGGCGGGATTACTAAAATTACCAAACAGACTGAGATTAAATAAATATAAAAAAGACTTGACAGCATATCCGTAATATGCTTAATAAGAAAACAAATAGCAGTACCGGCTAGAATTTAACCGCGACACGCGGAACTAAATACTCCGGCAAGGAACCCACCACAATGGGATGACTTGCCGGTTTTTTTTGGTCAAAAAATGGCACGACAATATTACACAACTGCAAGACTATCTGAAAATCAGGAAAAAACGCCTGAAGGGTATCTGGTTTGCGCCAATGTGCCGATTGCCAGAACCGGAGCGCTGATTTATACCGCCGCAGAACTCGACGACGCTATAGACGCTCCTGCTGGTAGGGTTGTGGTTTCAAGAACCCCCGATGTCCTGTTTGCAGCCCAGACAATAGCGAGTTTTGAAGGTAAGCCCGTAACATTAATGCACCCTGAAGAAATGCTGACCCCTGAGAACTGCAAGGAATATCAGGTCGGCACAATTCAGAACGTTCGGGCAGGCGACGGGCAAGATCAATTAATTGCAGACCTTTTAATCACAGACGCGGAGGCCATATTTGCAATTGAGCAAGGCTTGCGTGAAGTATCACTCGGTTATGATGCCGAATATGTAGAGGACGGCCCCGGCATAGGACATCAGAGCGCAATGATAGGCAATCATTGTGCTTTAGTCCCAGCAGGTCGTTGTGGGCCAGAATGTGCCATTCAAGATAAACAATCAATCAAGGAGAAAGAGATCATGACACCATTGGAGAAACTTAAAGAAAAGATCAAGGGTATTTTTGCATCCTTTGACAGCGCAATTGATGAACTGAGTTTGGAGGCCGATGCGGAAGAGGAAAAAAAGGTTGATGATACTAAACCAGATGCCAAAGAAGAAGAAAAACCGGCGGAGGATGTAGCAGACAAAGAAGAAGAAAAGGAACCTGCATTTGATGCCAAGTCAGCCATTGACGGCATTATGCAGAAAATCGCAGACATCGAAACCGCCGTGGCTAAATTGCAACCGCCTGAGAAGAAACCGGATGATGAAACCACCGACGCACAGCCCGACGCGCAGACCCTAGCCCGCGCTGAAATTCTCGCTCCCGGTATTCAGGCAACCGCAGACATTCAGCCCGCCGCCCTGAAAGTCGCATACGGAACCAAAGACGGCAAGGTGATTATTGACCGCCTGAGTGGTGGCGAAGCACCTGCATTTGACAGTGCTGCCCTTTTCATCGGAGCCGCTGAATTGATGACAGAGGTCCGCAAGGCTGAATTTGCCGACACGAAAACGAAAACAGGTACCAAAGATACAAAAATTCTTGACCAACACGCCCACTTTGCAGCGCGGGCAAAAGAAGTATATAAGCTCCCGAAATTTAACTAAAAAACAACACCACAACGCAAGGAGTACAGAACTATGAGCAACCAAGTAATCACAAACAGTATGCCCATCGGTCGCGCCGGTGCGATAACCAGAAGCGGAAACGTTGCAATTGAATCTTTTTTACAGTCAAGCACGCTGCCCCTGTTGGGCTATGGTCTGCCCTTTGCAATCGACACAAGCGTTATTACCGGAATCGTGGACACGCATAGCGCTTCGGACGTTGCTGGTTTTTTGTGCCGTCCATACCCGCAGCTTGCCGCAAGCAATGAAGACATCGGAACCGCAACCCCTCCCGTTTATCCTGCTATTTTGAGCGGTCTTAAATCGGGCTATATTGCCGTTGCGTTGCAGCACGGTACGTCAGCCAAAGGTGGCAAGGTTTTTGTCCGCTTGGCAGCAACCTCAAGCACCCGTATTCAAGGTGGAATAGAAGCAGCCGCAGCCGCAGCCGTAACCGACCCGGCTATTGACGGAACAGGAACCGGCACAATCGCTTGTACTATTGACGATGCCGCAGTCATTGTTCCCGGAACCTATGTTGTAACCGTGCTGACAACTTCAGGCACCGCAGCAGTTTCCGTTATTGACCCCAACGGCAACCGCCTAAACGACGGTAAGATCGGTACCGCATATACCGCTCAAGGTCTGACATTTACCATTACCGATGGTGGAACGATGACCGCAGCGGACACGTTTTCTCCGGTCGTTTCATTGACAACCGAAGCAATTCCCGGCGCGAAGTTCACAGGCATAACCGCCGCTGGCGCCGTTGCTGAAATCGCATATAACGTATAATCGAAATCAAAAAAACGACTCTATACAGGAGAATTACAACATGAGCAAACAACGGATTATAAGTTTTAAAGATAACGCCACGGTTATGGATCGGGCAACACTCGACAGCACCGGCGTATTTTTTTCCACCGAGCTTGAGCGACTTGACCCGGTATTGCATGAGCCAATGAGCGACTTTACTTTTGGTCGTGATATTGACATCACCGCACTGGACGTAGGCGATGAGACAACCGCATTCGACCGTATTGCATATACTGCAATGGGTGGCCAGAACCCCGCCGGCAAGTCTTTTGTTTCCGGTCTGTCAACTGAGATCGGAAGCGTTGGCCTTGACAGTGAACGTGTTGCAGCAAAGACATTTTTGTGGGCTGAGTCAATCCGCAAGACTGTTGTTGAGCTTGCACAAGCGCAGAAAAATGGCCGCCCGCTTGACGTTTACATGATGAACTCTTTGAACACGAAATTGAACGTTGACAAACAGAACATGGTTTATACAGGCGACACGGATGCAGGCGTTAAAGGTCTTTGCAATTCATCTCTTGTAACCGAAGCTCAGGTGGCATTAAATGCCGCTGCTGGTTCAAGGTTGTGGACTGCTAAGAGCGACGACGAAATACTGATCGACATAAATGACATGCTTGCAGCAGCACACGTTGCTACCGGTTACACCATTTGTCCCTCGCGTCTTGGTCTGCCCCCGCTGAAGTTGAATTATCTGGCAACGCGGAAAATCGCAAACGCCACGATGAGCCTCGGTAAGTACCTGGCTGACAATTCGGTGTGTAATATTTACAACGGCAAGCCGCTTGAAATCGTCGGTATGCGCGAGCTTTCAGGAATCGCCACCGGCCCGACTGATCGCATGGTTGCCTACAGCAAACGCGCCGACGTTGTGCGTCTGCCAATGAGCGCTCTGCTTTCAACGGCTGTACAGAACATTCTGCTCCACCAAGTAGTAGTTTATTACTGCCGGTTCGGCACTGTTGAATTTGTGAAGCCTGAAGCTGTCCGGTACGCATACGGATTCTAACGATCACCCCAGCGGGACTCGCACCGCATGGCCTAGTCAGCGCCCTCCCTGATTAGGTCATGCGCCCGCACCCCCCCACCAACAAAACGGACGGCAGGAGAGGAACTATGAAGATTACATTTAAAGCAACGTGGGAATTTTTACAGCATACCGGCAAACCGCAGGTATTCCGAGTAGGCACATGCGAAAACGCCCCGGCTGAGCTGCTTAATGACCCTGCATTTAACACTATTGTAGAACATGGTGGAATCATTATCCACGACACCGTTGAGAAAGTAGAGCAGGCCGAAAAGACAGCGCAAAGGTCTGCTAGTTTTTCCAAAGCCGCAGAGGATAAGTGGAAAGCAGAGCAGGAAACCGCCGCCAAAGATCGTGAAACAGCAGACGTAGAGCGCAAGGCAAAGGCCGAAGCAGAAAAAGCCGCCGAAGCTGAAAAGCAATCAAGCGCCATTACAGAAAAACGGGCCGAAAAAGCAAACCAGAAAAAAGCCAGAAAAGAAGAGAAGGCAGCCGCTAAGGCAGTCAAAAAGGATAAGAAATAATGGATAACGCGTCTTTTCGCATAGCCTTTTCCGAATTCGCCTCCACAACAATCTACACAGACACGCAGGTTACCCAAGCGGGAACCCTAGCGGAACAGCTGGTAGACGACGAGCGATGGGGGGACATGCGAACTGACGCTGTTCATTTACAGGCCGCCCATATTCTGACTATTCGCAAAGCAGAGATTGCAGGTGGTGGGGCAGGCGGTGGCGGCCCAGTATCAAGTGAAGCTGTCGGCAGCGTTTCAGTTTCTTATGACATAAGCGCAATCGCAGCAGCCGGGCAAATGGCAGAAACCAGTTATGGTCGCCGGTATTTACAGCTTGCTCGTTTGATTTGCGCAGGTGGGTCTTTCGTATGAGCCAAAATAAAGGCTACAGAGTAACGATGGACAGAACTAGCCAAGTGGTTACTGACATTAATGTCCTGACAAAATCGGCGCTTATGATTGGCATACCGATGGATGAAAACGCCCGCGACGACGGCCCCATAGGAAACGCCGCAATTGGATACATGAACGAACATGGAAGCGCAGCGGCAAATATACCGCCCCGGCCTTTTTTAGTACCCGGGGTTAAGGCGGTAAACCAAAAAACGTCTGCTGAGCTTGCAGCAGGAATAAGCAAGGGCCTTGACAATCCCGTAGCTATGGACAAGCACCTTGAACGGGCGGGCATGACCGCCGTTGCTTCAGTAAAAAAGCATTTAAAAGCACTTGGAAATTACAGCCCCGACAGCCCGACAGTAAAAGCAAGGCGGTCAAAAGGATTTAACGGAACAGGTGTATTGAGAGTAACAGGTCAGTTAATGAACAGCATTACATACGTAGCGAAGCGCGGAAAGTAAAATGGCAACGATTGACGTATCCAGAGTGTTGAGAAACCCACGCTTTCAAAGCGCTATAACACTTATAACCAGAACGGCTGATGTAAGTGCAGCGGGCCGTGGAAGCCTTACAGAGAGTGAGACAGACATTCAAGCCGTTGTTCAACCAGCAAGCCCGCAGGATATACAAAAACTGCCAGAAGGCGCGAGACAGAGTGAAGCCATAACAGTTTGGGCGGCATTACAACTGCTTGCAATGCGAAGCGGTGGTTATTCAGACGTTGTTATATGGAACAGTCAACGGTATGAAGTAAAGTCCGCCGAACCGTGGATGAATTATGGATCCGGCTACACAAAAGCAATAGCAACAAAGCAGGGAATTGGCAATGGCTGATAACACAAGCGCAACGGGCGGGTATCTTGCCCCGATAAACACCGAAGCCCAGGACACCGCCTTTGAGGACTTTTTTCACGGGGTACTTTCTGGGATTTCAGGTATTACCGGAGTATTAACGCGCCCGGCATGGCAGCAGAACCCGCCGCCCGTCCCGGAGCCTGACATTGATTGGCTTGCATTTTCAATTACAACCGATGAAGCCGCCGCAGGTAGTGCATATTTTGTACCGGACACCATTACAGAGGGAGAAGTAGAAAGCGAAGTAGTAAACGCATGGCGGGATGAAACAATCACGTTGAAAGTATCAGCATACGGGCCAAACGCGCAGGCAACCGCAAAGAGAGTAAGGGAAGGTCTACAAATAGGACAGAACCGGGAAACGTTGAGAGCTTCAGGCGTGTCATTTTTAACAGCAAGCGATATAAGACACGTCCCGGAATTGGTAAATGAAAGATGGCACAACCGCGCAGACATTGACCTTGAATTTAACCGCCAAACAAGGCGTACATATAGAATTTTATCGTTGATAAAAGCCGCAGGAACAATAAATGGCAATGAATTTGAAACAGAAACCCCATGAATAAGGGAGAGTAGAAAATGGCTATAGAGCTAAACACATCACGACTTGTAAATGTTGACGTTATCGTGAGTCCGGTCGCAGCAGCGCGGCGCGGATTCGGTACTTTGCTCATAGGTGGCGATTCAGGAGTACTTGACCATTACGAGCGATTCCGGGCATACACTACCATTACCGGAGTATTGGTTGATTACAGCGTTACCGATCCTGAATACTTGGCAGCCGCATTGTATTTTGGACAAAGCCCGAAACCTGATGATCTTATGATTTGCGGGATATACCCGACAGCGCAGGCAGGGTTTTTGAAATGCGGCGCGGTTGCAACCGCAGATCAGGCCGCACTATTGGCCGCCTTAAACCTTGTAACGGCAGGTGCGTTTAAAATTACAATAGACGCATCAGCAGCCGCCATAATTTCAACGCTTGATTTTTCAGCGGCAACCACATTGAGCGGATGCGCGGCAGTTATTGACACCGGCCTAACCGGGGCGACTTGCTCATGGGACGGTACTCGGTTTATTTTTACATCAGCAACGACCGGCATAGATTCAGCCATTGCAGCCCTTGACGTAGCAGGGGCCGGGACCGAGATTAGCACCACAATCAAGGGAACCACGGCAACCATACTATATGCGGTTGCTGGTATTGTAGCAGAGACACCCGTTGAGAGCATCACTGAAATGGCAGACCGCAACGGGTCATGGTATGGCCTTATGTTCGGCGTAACAACCCCGTTGACCGATGAGGAAAATCTTGCAATGGCGTTATATATCGAAGCCCTGACCCCTGCCCGCGTTTTTGGAATAACTGAAACGGATACAAACGCCTTGAGTGCATTGTATACGTCTGACATTGCATATCAGATGGAAGCCCTTGCATACCGTCGCACCATAACATCATACAGTGCCAATGCCAACGCCATATCATCGGCATTTGGTCGTGCTTTCAGCGTGAATTTCAACGCAAACAGAAGCACCATTACGCTGATGTATAAGCAGGAGCCCGGCATAACCGTTGAGAACCTTACAGAAACTCAGGCGCTCGCACTTGCAGGCAAACAGTGTAACGTATTCGCAGCATATGGCAATGACACGGCGATTTTTCAGACCGGGCAAATGGCAAGCGGCGCATACTTTGACGAAGTTCACGGTCTTGATTGGTTTGCGGATGCCCTGCAGAACGCGCTCTATAACCTGCTTTATACCAGCACTACAAAGATACCGCAGACTGAAGCAGGCGCTAATCAGCTTGCAACAGAGGCAGCGAGTGTGTGTGAAGAGGCTATAAACAATGGTTTGATTGCTCCCGGGACGTGGAACGCTGATGGCTTTGGACAGCTTGAACGTGGCGACTACCTGCCCGACGGTTATTACATTTATATGCAGCCGATGAATGAACAGGCGCAGGCATTGCGCGAAGCACGCGAAGCCCCTGTTATGCAAATTGCCGTTAAGTTGGCAGGCGCGATACACACAATAGACGTTCAAGTAAACGTAAACAGATAACAGGAGATTAAAACCATGAGCGGAGCATATAGCTTTTTAGACGTAACAGCAACTATCTCAGGGCCGGGCGGCAGTGTTAATCTCGCCGCCGATGCCGGTATTTCGGATGAGGGGATACTGATTGAGGCTATTGACGATAAAAACACAATGACCATCGGCGCAGGTGGTGCAGGTATGCACAATCTGTCAGCCAGCAAAGCGGCAACGGTTAAAGTTGTCCTGCTGAAAACCAGCCCGACCAATTCAAAGCTACAAAAAATGTTTGAATACCAGACCGGCTCAAGTTCTACCCATGGACGTAACACGGTCACAGTCCGGGATTCTGCACGTGGCGACTTGCACAAATGCGAAGGCGTGGCTTTCAAGAAACAACCATCTGTTGGATATGCCAAAGAAGGCGCAACGCTTGAATGGATGTTTGACTGCATAAAATGGACGCCGTTGCTTGGAGTTGGAACGCCAGCAATTTAAACCGATAACGCAATACGGGAGGGACACCGCAAATGGAATTTAAAATAAAAGGAACCACCTACACGGCAGGCAAGCTCAACGCGGTTGCACAGTTTCATATTGTGCGCCGCATTCTGCCTGTTTTCTCCGGCCTTGCAGACATCCAGGGCGACATCAAATCAGCCAAAACATCAGAGGACAGAGAAGCCGCAGTATTTGAAAAGATACTCCCGCCTGTTTTTGATGCGTTTTCTAAAATGACAGATGACGAATTTGAAACGGTTTTATATGGACTGCTTGCCGCGATCAAGAAAAAGGAACCCGGCGACTGCGGATATTCGCCCGTAACAAACGGGAAGAGCCTTATGTACGATGACCTTACAATGCCCGACTTGGTGCAAATGGCAGCCAAGGCATTTCAAGCGAACCTATCTGATTTTTTTCAAGGCCTGCCGTCGGATTTGAACGAAGCCCTGTCAAAACAAAGCGGCCCGCAGAATGGGTAGGGTTTCACGATGGCAGGGAATGGTTGTACCGGCCCGCGACTAGGCAAATGTGCAAGTATGAAAGCATAATCAACGGAACACTAAGCCTTTTTGACATTGCAGAAATGAACGAAGCGTTAGACATTCAGGACGAAAACGAAACCAGATTTTATAAGGCAAATGAATAATGGCAGGTAACGTTATAAAGCAATTCTTTGTTGGTCTTGGCTATGATGTAGACACGGCAGGGCAAAAGGGATTTACAGACGGTATCGGTAAAGCCGGATTAGCGGTTGCCGGTTTGGGCGCCGCCACTTTTGCCGCCGCCGGTGCTATTACTGCATTCGTTACAAGCGTAGCAAAAGAGCTTGACGTTATATCAGATTTGAGTAAGCGCACCGAGGTTGCAGCTTCAGTGATTGAAGAAATGGGGTATATCGCAAGCCTTACAGATTCAAGCGTGGGCGCGGTCAATGCAACGATTGATATGTTATCGCGAACCATTGGTGAAGCAGCGGCAGGACTTGGCCGTGGTATGACAACATTCAAAGCACTTGGCATGGAGGCGAAACATTCAAACGGCGACTTGAAAACCACCGCCGAGGTCATGGAAGAAGTTAAAGAAAAGATCAAGGATTTAGGCCGGGGCGAACAGCTTGCAGTATTGCAGAAACTTGGCATTGACCCGACCATGATTTACATGATGACAAACAACGTTTCCGATTTGAGTGCAGAATTTAAAGCGCTTTATGCCGGGGTTGGGTATGACTCAGAAAAAGCCGCACAAACGTCCAGTGATTTTATGGATGTTCAATTTAAACTGAAAAAAGTATTCGACGTTTTAAAGAAAAGCCTTGCCGTTGAATTTATGCCACAGTTAATGCGATCAATGGAAGCAATCCGCAAAACAATGCTTGAGAACATGCCCCGGATTATTGCGGTATTGAAACCAATTATGGGCGGTGTTTTAAAATTAGCAGGCATTTTATTTAGGCTTGGCAAAAGAGCAGCAGACGTTCTATCAGACATAATAGAGTGGCTTGACAAGGCAAGCGGGGCAACAAATATTTGGATAGTCGCAATCGGTGGAGTAATGGCTGCATGGAAGTTATTAAACCTTTCATTTTTACTAAGCCCGATAGGGGCGATACTTGCGCTTAGTGCAGCGTTACTGCTTTTATACGATGATTATATGACGTTTAAAGAGGGCGGAGAAAGCCTAATTGACTGGGGGAATTGGACGCAAGAAATCGACGTGGCAATAGAAGCATTAAAACTTTGGTGGTCGGCGTTAGATACTTTTTACAGCGCCATACTTAATTTTTTTATTGCGTTCCATGCAGCCCTTGGCGGTGAAACCGGCATAGCCGTTGAAACTTTAAGTGAGATGTTTGATAAAATAAAAGTTTTTCTTGATAGACTACTTGGCTTTTTCGGAATCACGTTTGATGGAATAGGTGAAATAGTTACAAACACGGTGGGGAAAATCATCGGTTTATTTGAAAAATTAATGTCGTTCAAGGGAATAAAAGGATTGCTTGATAGCATTTTCGGAGAGGGTGGCAGTGGTTCGCGTGTAATTAGGGCAAACAAAATGCCCGACATACCAGCGGCAGCAGGAGCGAACAACAGCGGCGCGACGGTCAACCAGAATATCACAAACCAGATTCAAACAAGCGACCCTGAAGCAGCAGGCAGGGCAGTAGAAAGAGAAAGCAAGCGCGGTATATCTGACTTAGCGCGGAACACTCAAGCGGTGGCAATGTAATGTCAGAACTTTTTAAAACAGATTTAGCGTCTTTTATACCAGAGCGATTAATCGGCGAATTTCAAGCGACCGTTACCATTGAGGAAGCCGCCGACGATGAACTGGAAATCACAAGTCACCCTGTACAGCAGGGCGCAAATATAACGGATCATTCATACAAGAAAGCCGCAGGTATTCGAGTAGCTGCGGTTTATTCAGATACCCCCGACGCACTACGGGAAAAATATACTGCTTTGCTTAAAATGCAAAGCGACCGCATACCAATTAAAGCAATAACCGGCAAGCGCACATATAACAACATGCTGGTTAAAAGGGTCGGACAGGTCACAGACGGCAACGCAGAAAACACCTTGCAGTTAACCTTTGAGTTAATCGAAGTGTTTATAACTGCACTGGAGGTAACAACCTTACCGCCCCGCGCACAGCAGGCCCAGCCAGAGAAAACAGGAGCAACAGAGCAGGTAGGCAAAAAACAGGCGGGAGCAGTAGACGGGCAAGAAGCAGAAAAAGCAAAAGCTGAAAAAGATAGATCTGCCCTAGATGTCTTTGTGGGCGGATTTTTTGGTTAGGGATAAATTATGGCAGATCAAGTTTATAAAATTCCAGTAACGAACATACCCCAACGTTTTGAAATAACGCTTTCGGGGACAGATTACATATTTGAAAACCGATACATGAGCGGGCTGAGCATGTGGGTATTTTCATTGATTGACGCAACCACGCTTGAAACGCTTATTTTAAATATGCCGATGGTATCAGGTGCGAACTTGCTCCGGCAGTTTGCTTATTTACTTATACCCGGTAGCTTAATTACTTTCACTATAGATGAACCGAACACCCCGCCCGCCCTTGCAACTTTAGGAGACGGCGCGTTCCTGTATTACATAATTGAGGCTGAATAAGTGGACACAATAGCAGGCTTACAATATATTAGGAAATTTAATCTGCTACTTGCAGGCGAAACCGGCGAAGGCTTGGACTTATCCGGGTTACACGTCAAATTTACTATAAGCAAATCAGACCAACAAACGCCAAACACCGCAGAAATAACCATATACAACATGGCACAGGCCACAATCGAAAAGGCCAAAAAGGAATATACCAGAGTAGTTATTCAAGCAGGCTATGAGAGCAATTTTGGCGTGATTTTTGACGGTACAGTCAAGCAATATCATGCAGGCCGGGAGAACGGCACCGATACATACTTGCAAATTTCAGCCGGAGACGGTGACGTGGCTTATCTTTATGCAGTCGTAAATGGCACATTGAGCGCAGGCGCTACACAAAAGGATCAAATGCAGCTTGCAGGCGTTTCAATGCAGCAACAGGGCGAAGTAGCCGAGGGATTCATCACAGAGGATGCCGTGGGCGCTGTCCTGCCCCGTGGGAAGACTTTCTACGGCCCAGCACGTGATTACCTTAGACAAAGCGCACGTTCAACAGAGGCAACGTGGAGCATTCAGGACGGTAAATTTCAGGTTTTAAAGATGGGCGAGCTTTTACCCGGCCAAGCAGTCGTTTTAAATTCAAAAACCGGGCTTATCGGAACCCCAGAGCAGACCAAAGACGGGATAAAAGGTAGATGCTTATTAAATCCTATGCTTAAAATAGGGATAAAGCTCAAGATTGACGAAACAAGCGTTCAGGCTGCCAAACTCCCGAACACTGGCAAAGACGACCCGGTTAATAAAATGCCAAGCATAGCAGCAGACGGCGCATACCGTATTTTAAAAAATGATTTTACAGGCGATACCGGCGGTAATGATTGGTATTGCGATTTTATATGTATTGACGTTGACGAAACAGCACCGGCAGGGAAACAGGTGAAGGCATGACAACATCAAGAACAGAGCGCACTGGCGACTTAGAAGAAACCATGCGCGGTATGTCAGACGGTCAGCAAGCGCAAATGTGGACAGCACTTCCGGGCATCATTACCGCTGTTGATTTAACAGCTCAGACCGTAACCGTTCAGCCTGCTATAAATGGCATTATTACAACGCCAGAAGGGGAAACAGAATCAACCACAATGCCGCTATTGGTAGATGTTCCGATTTGCTGGCCACGGGCGGGCGGGTTTGCTTTGACTTTCCCGGTTGCCGTAGATGACGAATGCCTTGTAGTTTTTTCAAGCCGTTGCATTGATGGATGGTGGCAATCAGGTGGCAATCAGGATCAGGCCGAACAGCGTATGCACGACCTGTCAGATGGTTTCGCAATTTTAGCACCGACAAGTCAGCCGAAAAAACTTGAGAATGTAAGCAGC